TTTAATTTCAATCAGATACTTTTTAATATGACCAGTGCTTTCTTTAACTTTGATATAGAAGTCTGGGAAATATCTATGAGGTTTTGAGTCGATAGGGGAACGATACCAAATAAACATTTCTTCAGAACCCCATTCTAAAATGTTTGTATTAGTGTCGCAATATCTGCAAAATTTACGCTCCCATAATGATCTGTATATGATATTGGTTGGATCTCCTTTATACTTGTTTGGATATGACGGTTTATATTTTCCTTTATACGACATCTAAATAACTATAACAATTCCATATAAGATATTTAGAGTGCCTACTCCAAGAAGGATATCGGATATCAAACCACTCATAACTAGCTTAGCACAGACCTCTCACTATGAAGTTATTTTTGGTGGACTATCTGCACCATTAAGAGGACATCTTGCATATAGAGGTATTGATGCTAACTTTATTGGTGAGAGTGTAGGTTTATTGTGTAACTCTGCAGTTCTTCCTGGAAGTTCTTTTGGTACTGCAGATATTGCAGGAAACTTTACAGGTGTCGTTGAGAAAATGGCGCACACCCGTCTGTTTACTCAAATTGATTTAGAGTTTTATGTTGACTTATCTTATAAAACTCTGAAGTTTTTAGAGCACTGGATGGAATTTATTTCTTTTGGTTCCGGAGTTTCTCCATCACAAAATGGATATTTCTTTAGGATGAGATATCCAAGAGAGTATAAAACTGATATGACTCGAATTATAAAATTTGATAGAGACTATTCCAAGCAAATTGAATATACTTTCTATGGACTATTTCCAATTGCGATGAACTCAGTTCCTGTTTCTTATGAGGCATCAAATATTTTGAAAGTATCAGCATCATTTAACTTTGACCGTTATGTTTGCGGTAAAACTACCAGTTATAGTGTGTATTCTGGAACTGATAATAATAAAGTTGGTATATTACCTACTGTGAATACAAGTCCTCCAGCTAACAATCAAATTCCAACTCAGAGAGAAGTTCTTGTTCCAGTATCTGCTGGAGCAGCTGGTGCTGGTGGAGTCAGATTTAGAAGAGTTGGACAAACGGTAGCAGAAGCTATAAACACAGATACACTCAGAGAGTTCTACAGATAATCCTCTAAATAAAAACAACTGAACTTGATAGGATATTATGCCTTTACCAACAATTTCGACTCCAACTTATGAACTTGAGTTGCCTTCAAACAAAAAGAGAATTAAATATCGTCCATTTCTAGTTAAAGAAGAAAAGATCCTTATTATTGCGATGGAGACTGAGGATCCAAAACAAATTGCAAATGCAGTTAAAGATGTAATTTCAAACTGCATTTTGACCAGGGGTATTAAGGTAGATGATCTTTCTACTTTCGATATCGAATATCTGTTTCTTAATATTCGTGGAAAGTCTGTTGGTGAGGATATTGAAGTTCTGATTACTTGTCCTGATGATGGAATGACCCAAGTCCCAACTCTCATCAACTTAGATGATATTAGAGTTCAAATCAGTCCAGAACATACTAGAGATATTAAACTGGATGAACAACTAAGTTTGAGAATGAAGTATCCTTCGATGAATGAGTTTATCAAGAGTAACTTTAATGTTGAAGATTCTTCAGTAACTGTAAATGATACCTTTGAACTTATCTGCGGTTGTGTGGAACAAATTTATACTGAAGAAGAATCTTGGAGTGCTTCTGAGTATACTAAAAAAGAACTTCTAGATTTTCTAGAGCAGTTAAGTTCAAAACAGTTCAAAGAAATTGAAAAGTTTTTTGAAACGATGCCTAAACTTTCTCATACTATTACGGTAAATAATCCTAAGACTGGTGTAGAAAGTGATGTTGTTCTAGAGGGTTTAACGTCTTTTTTCGGGTAGGTATGGCTCACGAAAGTCTTGAGTCATACTTCAAAACTAATTTTGCTTTGATTCAGCACCATAAATATTCATTGACTGAGCTTGAAAATATGATACCTTGGGAAAGAGAAGTTTATGTTTCTCTACTCCAAAACTTTATTGAAGAAGAAAACTTAAAGAACAAAGCAAATGGCTGAATTGGCGTCACCAATTTTAGGTGGAATAAACAGTGCTAGAGGAATGATGTCCCCTAGAGTAATGAGTGGCGCCGCAGAACAGCAAAGAGAAGCAGAAAGACAAGTTGTACTTTCATCAGTATCAAATCTAGTTGGTGGTTTAAGTACTAGACTTGATAAAATTGGTTTACAAATCAACGACCTTGGAAGATCACTTCAAGTCGTATCAACATCTATTACACAAAACTCTTTTCTAGAAAGACAGAAAGAGGCAATTGAGCAAGAAAGAGAAAGAAGGATTGTTGAACAACAACTCAGAGAAGGGCAAGAAGCATTAGTAGAAAGAAAGATTGAAAATGCGACTGTTGCTCCTGTCCAGAAAGCAGCAGTTAAAACCCAGTCAGCACTCTCACGTTTGATGACTTTCTTCTCGTTGTTATTAACGGGATGGTTAGCACCAAAAATAATTCAAGGTATTGGTGCAGCAGCTAAGTCTACGGTTCAGCAACTGACTAATGTCAAAAACCTGTTAGGTAAAGGTTTTGCCTCAGCAGGAAATGTATTCGCAAAGCTTACACAAGGTCTTAGAAATATTGTTGGGTCTGTTACGAGAACAACTTCAAGAGTAACTCAAGCAATTGCAAACGGTCTTTTCAAATACCCCATTCAAGTTTTAAGAGGTGCTGTTAGTGCTGCTGGGAATCTTATAGGAAAACCAGCAGCTGCAGCAGCTACAGCACTAACTGCTGCTACAACAACAGCACCATCTGTATTTAAACTTGTAAAATCTGCTGTTGCAAATCCATTCATACAACTTGCTGCTGGAACTGGACTCAATATGTCTCAAGGTTCTCCACTTGGGCAGTCAGTTGCAGGTGCAGGTACAGCAGCAGCGGGTCTTTATGGTTTATCCATGATGCCCATGCCTCTTTTTATTAAATTACCTCTTGGTATCATAGGAGCAACATTTTTAAATCAAAAAGGACAAGACTTATATTCTCAGTTCAAACCAAAAAGTAATCCACTTGCTGGTTTTAATATGGATATGGATTTATCAACTATGATGCATGGGAGTTCTCAAGTTGCATTACCTGTAGCGCAGGTTCAATCATCGACGCCATCAACATCCGTGATGAGAGCAGATACAATTGGACCAGCGGCAGAGCCACAAACAAATGTAGTTGTAACTGCTCCACAACAACCAGCGACTCAAGTAGTTCCAACATCTACAAATCCATTTGCAAACGAAATTCCAAATATCTCATCATCGAATGCTGATAATTTCTACGTTTATTATTCGATGGTGAACTATAATGTGGTGATGTAAGATGAGTATAGCACGCATTAAAGTTACATCGAGTAGACTTTTTAAGACTGCTGATAATGTTGAGAGAAGAACAAACGAATCTAAAAAGATTGCTGGTGGAATTGGAAGAACTCTAGCAGCACAGTCTGTTTTTAAAAGACAGTCAATTGCAAAGAGAAGCAATATCTACCAGAAGAGAAAAGATGGAATTCGTAGAAGAGAGCAAAGAGATTTATTTCAGGCATCAAAGTCAACAAGTTCGATAGGAAGAATAGGAAAGGTTGTTACAAACTCAACAAAAGGTTTCCTTGGTAGAGTATTAGATGCAATTGCTCTGACTATGGTTGGTTGGGCACTTACAAACCTACCAACTATTATTTCATTATCGCAGCAACTTGGTGAAAGAATGAGTAGAATGTCTGGTGTTCTGTCGAGTTTTATGACGAACACGTTTTCAATTTTACAAGAGATAGGAACACTTTCTGGTGTTTTTATTCGAAACTTGGTTGCATTTGATTTTGATGATATGGGCAAGCAAGTTGATAACTCTCTTTCAAAAGTTCTCAACTCGTTTAATAGAATGGAAATTGACTTTGCGAATGCTTTACGTTTACTTCTAGAACCATTTGACTTTGAGACAAAAGAAGAACTACAACCACCATCAGGAGCTCCTATACCACCAAGAGAAACAACACCTTCTACAAGTAATGAAACTTCATCTATAGGAACAAAGGAGCAAAGAGCATTATTGGATGCAATTGCTTTTGCAGAAGGAACAAGAGATCAACCTCATAATGGATACAAAACTTTATTTGGTTTTGGTCAATTCAGTGATTATTCAAAACATCCAGATAAAGTAGTCCGCAGTGGTGGATATGCAAGTGCTGCTGCTGGAAGATATCAATTTATGCCTGGTACTTTCAATCGCCTTGCTAAAAAACTTGGATTGAAAGATTTTAGTCCAGCAAGTCAAGATAAAGCTGCTCTAGAACTTGCTAGAGAATTGGGAATAACGGAAAACATTTTAAGAAAAGAGGGAATTAGTTCCAGAGTTTCGACAATATTAGGTAAACAATGGGCATCTTTTCCAGGATCTATATTTGGACAACCAACAAAACCATTACCATCAATACAAAAAGCCTATCAAAAATCATTAGGTTCTCAAGATACAAGTCCAGCACAAACTACTCCATCACCTGTTCAACCAGGAGCACTAGGTTCAAGACCACTTCAAAAAGGTGATTTCTTAACCCAGTCAATTGGAAGAGGTGTAAGTAGCATACAGGTTACTGATGTTATGGGAAGTTATAGATCTGGTGGAAGATCTCATGGTGGGCTAGATATCTCTGCTCCTATTGGAACTTGGATTGCTTTGCGTCTTAACTGTGAATGGGTTGGGTATGAATATGATGAATATGGATATGGTCATACTCTTGATGTGTGGGTTCCTGAACTTGGGGTTCAACTTCGTTTTGCACACTTACTTTCTAGACCAAATGCATTTACAAAGTTAAAAGCAGGAACTTCATTTGCTCAAATTGGTAGTAGTGGAAGATCAACAGGACCTCACCTTCACTTTGAATATACAAAATCTAAAGGTAAAATGTCTGGAGGTAGTGACGCTGATCCATCACCTTATGTTCCTTATATTCTTCTGACGAATAGACCAAATAATACAGCATTCTCTGTTCCTGGTAAAGGAACCGCAACTCCAGCAAGAGTTGCTGGTACAAATGCTGCTGTTGCTACTTCAAATAACATCACCCCAGAAAAAGGTGAAAAGACAATTGTGGTTGCTGCTCCTGCTCAATCATATCCAAATCCAGGAACTATGGTTGGTTCTTCTGGAGGTTCTCCAATACTTGTTGTTGGACCTAGCTTAAATAATCTTATCAAACAAAGAATGCTAATAGAACTCGCTTATACCTAATGTCAACTAAAAGATCTCAATACGAACAACTATTATTAGAATCCAACAATCAGTCAAAGTCTGTTGATATTAGACTTGGTACATATTCTATTGACTATTATGAGGATATTTTTTCTCCAACCGTGACTGCAAAGATATTAGTAATGGATACTGGAGATTCAATCGTTGGTGAGAATGGTCTAAAACAATCAGTTTATAATGGTTTGCCTCTTCGTGGTGGGGAAAGACTTTCGTTGAAGATAGCAGGAAACTCTCCTACAAATCAAGGACTAGATTTCTCTAAACCAGAAAACTATCTTTATGTTTCAAGTATCTCTAACGTTATCAGTCAGTCTCAACGAGAAATATTTCAGTTACATCTTGTATCTAGAGAAGCAATTACAAATGAAACTACAAGGGTTGGAAGAAAGTTTCCAACTGGTTCATCAATTGATACATCCGTGTCTGCGATTATCAAAGACTATCTTAAGACAACTAGAGTTGGAACGATTGATAAGACTTCAAATACTTATGGTTTTATCGGCAACTTAAGAAAACCATTTACTGTTTTAGTTTCTTTAGCATCAAAGTCTGTACCTGATGGTGGAATTGCTGGTTTCTTCTTCTATCAAACTCAAGATGGTTTCCAGTTTCGTGCTATTGATAATTTAATAAAACAAACTCCAAAAGCAACTTATACTTATACGCAAGTTAACCAAGCAGAGTTCTTTAGAAATAATGATAAAAATATTATTGATTATTCAACTGAAAGGAACCAAAATTTACTTGAGAAGTTGAGACTGGGAACGTATGCAAGTTACAGAACTTACTATGACCCATTAACATTTAATTTTACACCACAAGAACAAGCAGTTTTCAAAGCAGATAATTACGTAAATAAACTTAAAAACCTAGGTCAAGAATTAGAAATACCAAACGGTCTTGGTAATATCCCAACTAGAATTATGACCCATGTTCTTGATATTGGGACCATGGAAAAGGATGTATCAACAAAACCAAACGCAAATCCCTCATTATTTCAATCTCAGTCAATGATGAGATATAATGTTTTATTTTTACAAACTGTTAATATGATGGTTCCTTTGAATACTAATTTGAAAGCTGGAGATATTATAGAATGTAATCTTCCTAAAATTTCTCAATCGGATAAAAATGTGTTTGACGAGCAGCAAAGTGGTCTATATATGATTAAAGAACTCTGTCATCATTTTGATCTTGATGGATCATACACATCTATGAAGCTTGTAAGAGATACATTTGGAAAACACGGAAAAAATAACAAATAATGGAAGAATCTTTACTTAAGAGTAACTTTGTAGGAAGAGATGGTTTTAGATGGTGGATCGGGCAAATTCCACCACTTTCTACTATGGGAAAGCAGGTTCGTATCATGGGGTATCACCCAGCAAATACAATTGATCTCCCAGATGAAGACTTACCTTGGGCACAGTGTTTACTTCCTACAACATCTGGAACAGGTGCTGCAAACTATGCTAGTGATGTAAAGTTGCAGCAAGGTGATATTGTATTTGGTTTCTTTATGGACGGTGATAATGCACAAACACCAGTAATATTAGGATCATTTGGTAGAACATCTTACGTCCCAAGCAAAGAATACTCTGGACCTTTTATACCATTTACTGGATATACTAACGAAGTTAAAGCACCAGATGGTAGTACTCTGGTAAAAGGTGAATCTAATGAGCAAAATGCCTCTTCGCAAGATTCTCCAATACATGCTCCTAAGAAGGTAGCAGAAAGTGCTAATGTACGGCAAATATCTTATTTTGATGGGATTGGGGATGTTGTAAAACTGGCAAGTGAAAAAACAAGTGTTATTGATAAAATTTCGACTGAAATTGATAATTTCTTAAGAGATGTTGCTAAATTTAGTGAAGACATTAGTAATGGTATAGAAAGTGCTAGAGAATGGCTAAACCAAGAAATTGATAAAAGAGTAACAAAACTACAAGCAATTTCTAGTGGATTGGTGAATGGGATGGTTCAAGATCTTTTTGAACGTCTTATTCCTATTATTAAATCTGGTTTAGATATGCTTTATAAGCAAGTATATGGAATAGTTTTATCAGCCACAGGAAATCCAGTTGCCGCTCATCTTGCTGGTGTTGCTGCTCAACAGTCAATGCTTGCACCAGTAAGAG